AGATGAATCTAAAATACCTAAAGAATACTGGGTTTCACAAGCGCCTAAACTAAATTCAAAAATGCTAACTGATGACTTAAAGGCAGGTAAAGAAATACCAGGTGCGCAACTAAAACAAACAGTTAGTCTGGTGGTGAAGTAGATGACATTTAACATTTCAAACGCTAAAGAAATCACCACAGATAAATCAACGTATCTCATATACGCAAAACCTGGTACAGGAAAAACACACACATTAAATTTTTTACCTGGCAAAACACTTTATATCAATGTAGATAAATCAGAACGACCTTTAAAAGGTAATGAGAACATAGATATTTTAGAATTCAACACTCATGAAGCTTGGGAAGAGTGGGGCGAATTAATGAAATGGCTTAGTAAAAATAAAGAAACAGTTAATCAATACGACACGATTGTAATCGACAACATTTCAGAATTATTCCGTTCAATGCTCGCTAATTTAGGGCGTAACGGTAAGAATGAGCGTGTTCCAGAAATGTCACATTATCAACGTGTAGACTTCTTTACAATTGATAGCTTGCGTTTCTTACAATCGCTAGGAAAACGACTTGTATTTATTGCTTGGGAAACAAACTTCGAATCTTATACACCAGCAGGACAACAAATTACTCAAGCAGTCCCAGATATTCGTAAAACCATTCGTGACAATGTTGCAGGTCTTTGCCAAGTAGTAGCAAGATTAGTGTTTAATGAAAAATCAGGTAAACGTGGTTTCATACTATCACCAAGTAATAACGTATTTGCTAAGAATCAACTAGACAATAGAGAACATTGCTTGCAAGAAGAATTATTTAAAGTCGGTGATGTGGATGACGACGTTTAAACTTTATGACTATCAAGAAAGTTTAGTAGATAAAGCTAGACATATCTTGCTTGATAATCAGGGTGTTTTGATACAAGCGCCACCAGGTTCTGGTAAGTCTGTCATGATTGCAGAAGTCGTAAAAAACGCAGTTAACAAAGGTAGTCATATTTTATTCGTTGTTCATCGTAGAGAATTAATCAACCAAATCAAGAACACACTAACTAAACATGGTGTTGATTTATCTATGGTTGACATACTTTCTGAAAAACGAGCTAGAAATTTATTAAGTGAATTAACTGAACCTAAGATTATTGTTACAGATGAAACACATCACAGTAGAGCAAAAACTTATACAGAAATATATGATTACTTTCCTAATGCATTACGCGTTGGTTTTACAGCAACACCATGGCGTTCGAATGGTAAAGGTTTCACTGATATATACCCACATATGGTTGAAGGTCCTACCGTTGAATGGTTAATCAAAAATGAACGTCTAGCCGACTATGAATATAAAAGTGTAGTGCTTGCAGATGAAAGTAAATTAAAAAAATCAAGTACAGGTGACTACACAAAGAAATCAATGGATGAAGCAATTCCTAAAGCAATTTACGGCAACATTGTAGAGAATTACAAAAAGTTTGCTAACGGTCAAAAAACGATACTTTATTCACACAGTGTTGAGACGAGTAAGGATATAGCAGAACAATTTAAATTAAACGGTATAAATGCTGCGCATGCAGACGCTAAAACGAACATCGCAGAACGTACGCAGATAATGGAAGACTTTAAAAATGGCATTATCAAAGTTTTATGTAACGTTGATTTAATTTCAGAAGGTTTTGATGTACCCGATTGCACATGTGTCATCTTAGCTAGACCAACTGATTCACTTGTTTTATTCATGCAACAAGCTATGCGTTCAATGCGATATCAACCAAATAAGAAAGCACTTATTATTGATCATGTAGGTAACTATGCAAGGCACGGTTTGCCGGATACGCAACATGATTGGAAAGGTTTTTTTAAAGGCCAATCGAAAAAGCGTAAATCTAAGGGTAACAATGCAGTTGGATTAAAAGAGTGTATGAATTGTTTCATGGTGTATGACAGTAAGTTGAAAGCTTGTCCAGGATGTGGGCATGAAAATGAAATCGAAGAAAACGAACTTAAGAATATAGATGCTGAACTTACTGATATCAAACCATTCAAAGTTGATTATACGCTTAAACGATTTAGTAAAGATGTTAAATCAATTAAAGATTTAGAAACACTTGAAGACTACTACTTGTTTGCTAAAGCGAACAATTACAAAGAATCATGGATTAAATTTAATAATCCATATTATAAAAACGCACCGTTTCCGGTGTTATATGCAGATTTAAAAACAATCAAACAAAAATACAATTATTAAAGGAGTTTTTTTACCATGACATTATTTACTACAGATTATTCAAATTTAGAAAGCAATGATTTTTCACCACTACCAGAAGGAGAATACGAAGTTATTATCAAGAGTGCAACAGAAAGAGCAACGAAGAATGGAAAAGAAGAAACACAATTACAATTAGTTGTTAGAAACGATTTGAAGAAAACATCAGAACATCAAGCTAAATTCGCTAACAGAGTAATTTTCGTCGATGAATGGAAACGCACAATTGACGGACAATATAAATATAAAATGGATAACTTCATGCACTACTTAAATGGTGTAGGTGTGCCAGAGGGTACTGCAATTGAAAGTATCGAACAACTACTTGAAATGTTCAGAGGTAAACCGGTTAGAGTATTCGTGAAACAAGAAGAAAACGAATATAAAGGCGAGAAGCAAATTGTCAATCGCGTAGCACCATGGAACTTTAAAAATACTAAATTCCCACAAGTGAATCATGAATGGAAGTCAGACGATGATAAACCAGAACAAAATGCGTTTGCAGGTGGTGCAGAAATCAATGATGACGACTTACCTTTCTAATATTCCAGATGAATTAAAACAACTTAATAACTGGTGTGTGTGGAAGTTTGAAAAGCGTAATGGTAAACGTACAAAAATACCTTTTAATGCTGAAACCGGCGAGTTCGCTAAATCAAATGATAAAAGCACATGGTCTAGTTATGAAACAGCAGTCAATGCTAAAGGTGTCGACGGTATAGGGTTCTTTTTTGAACCCCCATACCTTGGCATTGATATTGATGATATTGATGATGATCTTCATAGATTTAAGCAAGGCGATAAATTAGACAATATTGTTAGCGAATTTAACGAAGCGTTTAAAAGTTATACGGAAGTCAGTCCAAGTGGTAACGGCTTGCACATTATTGTAAAAGGAAAGATTCCAGGAAGTCGTAGACGTAAAGGTAACATTGAAATGTACGATAGTGGTCGTTTCTTTACAATGACTGGAAAAAATATCGGTAAATACAAAGACGTTACTGAAGTATCAGAACAAGTATTTAAAACAATCTATAACAAATATCTACCAGATAATACTATTAAATATCCAACCACAAACAATTATCAACAAAATATCCACAATTTATCGGAAATCGATGTTATCAATGAAATCTACAAATCAAAGCAAGCTAAATTATTTGATGACTTAATGAAAGGTAACTACGAGCCTTATTACACCTCTCATTCGGAAGCAGATATGGCACTTGCAAATATACTAGCTTTCTGGTGTGCCAAAGATTACTCGCAAATGGATAGTATTTTTAGACAGTCAAACCTTTACCGTGATAAGTGGGATGAAAAAAGAAAGAATTCCACATACGGGGAACAAACTTTATTCAAAGCAATTAATGAAACCAACAATATTTATACTCCTAAGCAGCAAACAGATGACAATCCACTTAGATATGTATTAAGTAAACTATTCGATAATCAAGAAGAAACAAAAGAATATCCAATTCGAAGCTATGACGATACAGGTAATGCAGATCGGTTTATAGATAGATACGGTCATTTATATAAACACAGTTATATTACTAATAAATTTTATATATATGATGGCCAAAAATGGAAAGTTGATGATAGAGGCGCTATCCGAAAACTGATTGATGAAATGATTGAAAGTATTAAACATGAAAAAGTGCTTCATAGCGAAGATGTAACAGAAGAAGAAGCTAGAGAAGTCTTTCAAAAATATTATAAAAAAACACGTGGCACTCAAGCTAAAAAGAACATCATGAATGAACTCATGCATCGACGACCTGCTACACCTGATGACTTTGATAGAGATGACATGCTTATAAATGTAGCGAATGGTTATATCGACCTAACTTCAAGAGAACTTTATAAACACGATATCAATAAAATGTTTTCACAAATCACTAACACTGATTATACAGAAAAAATGCAACCTGCTGTATGGCTAGATTTTTTAAACGATATCTTTGCAGGAGATAAAGCAGTAATTCGATATATTCAAAAAGCATTAGGTTACTCATTAACTGGAAGTACAAGAGAACAAGTCATGTTCATTCTATTTGGTAAAGGTCGAAATGGTAAAAGTATTTTTGTTGAAACAATCGCAGAAATACTAGGTGATTATTCAAATAATATGCAAGCAAAATCATTAATGGTAAAGAAAAACGATAACGTAAATACAGACATTGCTCGTTTGAGTAAAGCAAGATTTGTCACAAGTTCTGAGCCTAACGAAGGATTTAGATTTGATGAAGGTTTAATCAAACAAATCACTGGTGGCGATAAAGTTACAGCACGTTTCTTATATGCTGAAGAATTTGAATATACACCTAAATTTAAAATATGGGTGTCTACTAACCACAAACCTATAATTCGTGGTACTGATGATGGTATTTGGAGAAGGTTAGTTTTAATTCCATTCGATGTACAAATACCTGAAGAAAAAGTTGATAAAGATCTTAAATATAAATTATTAAGAGAAGCACCAGCAATCTTAAATTGGATGGCAGAAGGTGCATACATGTGGATGAGAGAAGGATTAGAGTTGCCAGAGAAATTAAAAGACGCTGGTCAAACTTATCGTACTGAAATGGATGTTGTTGAACAGTTTATTCAAGAAAAGTGTAAGAGAGCAGAGGGCGTTAGAGAAACAGGAAAGGCGCTTTATGAAGAATATAAGAAATGGGCAGATGAAAACAATGAGTACAAAATGGATAAGAATAAATTCGGTAAGAAATTAAAAGAGAAATTTGAAAGTAAAAAGATGAATAATGGTGTTAATTATTTAGGCGTTGAACTAGTTGAGAAATATCCAGGTTTACGTGGTTTAAATTAAAAAAAGTGAACACCAAAGTGAATACCCAATTTTACACTTTTAGTCTTTAAAAGCCTATTATATCAACGTTTCTATTACCTATTTTATAAAAGTGAATACCTATGATTATAAAAGTTATATACAAAAATATAAAGACATTATATACGTATATATTTCTATAGAGAGATTTATTTAGGCGAGGTATTCACTTTTTATTTAAAACCTTACTGCTGTAAGGGTTAGAGGCTATTTTAGGTATTCACTTTGGTATGCACTATTTGAGGTGATCGAGTGTCGGAACAAAAAATACAGAACGATATTATCTTAGCAATCAATCAACGTGGTCATCGATTGTGGAGAGCAAACGCAGGTAAGATCATAACCAAAGACAATCGCATTATTAAATTACTACCGAAAGGGTTTCCGGACACATTCGGATATCGTAAATCGGACGGTAAGTTTATTGCAATTGAAGTAAAAACAGAAGCAGGCAGATTAAGACCTGAACAAATTAAATTTAAAGAATTTGCAGAAACGCAAAATATACTGTACGGCGTAGCACGAAGTGTGGAGGATGCAATCAAAATTATAGAAGGTGATTAGTTTTGAGTTTACTTACGCATTATCATAAAAAGTTTTATTTATTTAATGAACGTCAGGAAGTCATGGCAAGCGTCGTACCTTTAACTGATGATATTTATAACTTAGGTAACTTAGCAGGTATGCACTTTCAAAAAGTTTTTAATGACAATGTAAATACTGAAAAAAGAACACAATTTACATCGTGTGGAGGAGATAGAGTGAATGTGAGAGAGGAAACCGTCACGGTAAACGCTACAGTGAAAATCAAATGCAAGTTTCCGGTATGGCTTAATAAGTATACTACTGTAGAAGATGAAAAAGAGAAGTTACTTGATGTGATTGCGGAGAACCCAGAAAAAGAATTGATGAATGAGAATTTTGAATTTGTAGATTTAATTGAGGTGGACTAAATGAAAAACATTAGAGTAGGTAAACAAACTTTTGTGATGACTGAAAAAGATGAAAAGAAAATGGAAGAAAGTGGAATAAACATGTTCTCTTTGAGACAAAGAATAAATAAGGGCTGGGATTTTTATGACGCAATTGAAGCGCCAGTCGGTATGCGTCGCAAAGAGTGGAATGCACTAAAAAGAATGGAACGATTAGAGGAAATGAGAGAAGTTGAAAGTTTAAAAGAACGTATCCAAAGACGAAGAATGGAAGAACTAAGACGTAAGAAACCTCACTTGTTCAATGTACCCCAAAAACACCCTCGTGGTAAGTGGTGCAAACATCTTATGGAGAATGACATATTTCCTAAGAAGGTGGTTGGGTAAATGGAGGGAGTTTCATTTCATGAATTGCAGGTTGGCGATAACATTTGGTTTAAAAGTCCATATGTCTCATTTAGCCACTGGGGGACTGTAAAGAGCCTTAATTATAATTTTGAAGGTAAATCATACGTGAATGTAAAAGTGGGCGTAGAAACGGTTCTGAGAGCTTATGAGAACTACACATTTATTAAGGAGGATTAAGAATGACGGACAGAACAATGATCTATTTAGGTGGCGACATGCTAAGTATAGGACAACAAATGCGTCGTGAGTGGGAGAAACAAGAGTTACAACGATTAGGCTTTAAAGTCTACGCACCACATGACGATAAGGACATCAATGACAAAACAAATGCTAAGCAAGATAAGTTAGCAGA